TTCTTCCACGAAAAACTACCAATGGTAACGTTACCCAAGTTTGCAACCTCTTCATTGTAGTCAATTTGTTCGTATATTTTAGCAAGATTAAATATGCTATTTTTAGTTTCATCTCTGAAAGCGTGTTCTTCAGTACGCGGAAATTGTCTATAAAATTCATTTAAACCGTCTTGATCTCCTTTTAAACCTTCAACTTCGTTCTCCCAGTGCTCAATAACCCCGACGTCAATATATTGGCCGTAGCTGTCTTCAACCGGCTCTTTGGGAGTGTTGAATACAGGTAATCCATAAGAATCAATGAATCCCTCGAAGTTCCATTCCATAGGTATGAACAAACTATATAATCCTGAGCGAGTCTGTCCGTTGCGGTTTCTTTTTGTAACATCTGAATCATTATATAGTTTTTTAAAATTTTCACCTCCTTTATCTAATGAGTTACTTGTTGAACCCATCATACATTTACCTATAACTCTACTACCTAATCTTAATGTAGTTTTAGTTACACGCCAGTTGTTTAAGATGTTTTCTGGTCTTTCCCATTTACCGGCCTCATCGTGTACAAGTAACGCAAGCTTTTCACCATCGTAACTATTGTCCCCAGTATTTTTCCAATCAATTGTGGTATCAAGCCCAGCCAGTTCTTCAGTTTTTTCATTTGTAACTATTTTTCTTCTAGTAAATTTACTTGCTGGTACCCTGTATGCAAGCTCGGTTTTTGGTCTATCCATTCCATCTTGTATTGGTTTAAAAAAGAATGGGTAGTTAACAGATATGGGTACGACTTTATCTGTAAACATTTTTTTGGCATCAGCACCTGATTTTGAAAGTATACCATATCTAGCGTCTGAAGAGATGGTAGCTTGGTTAACAGTCTCTGATGATGCCATGAATGAAAAGCCACTCCGTCTATTTTTGAGGTAGCACATTCCGTAACATCTTGTATCTGCTTTACAAGCTTCCCAGAAAATAAAGAATAATCTGTTTGCTTCTCTAAACTCTGGCTTCCCAACATCAATCTTGGTCCACTGCAAGTACATATAATGA